ATCTTTAAGAATGTCAAGTGCTTTCCCGATATCATCAAACGCCATTGTTGTTCCTCAGAATTAAACATCAGTTCCTTGTGATGGTGAATAGGTCTTGAAGTCTTCATAGAATGAAGTCAATTCGTTAAAACCAAAATCGTCCCCAGCAACAATTAGAGCATCATCACCAGTGAGAGGAAGAGATGCATCTCTAGAGCCACTAATGAGATTTATAACAGATCCAGCAACGTGGTCAGATACTGTAGTTCCATCAACTCCTCTATAAACTGTGAGTTCATTTCCACTGATGGAACGGATTTGCATGTTTTCATTACCAATAACAATGTAATCGTCAACGCTAAATCCTGATGCACTGTTGACTGAAAGTACGGTTTGCTTGCTGTCTAGATCTTTATTGATCGCATTGGTCGCATCATCATTATAATCTTTAAGAGCTCTTGGAGTTGCAGCATATCTTTGAACTCTCTTTGCAGTAAGTCTGTTCGTATCATCTTTATAGTCAACTGTGACTTTCTTGATGAGACCATCAGAGTTATCTGCGATTGCACCAAACAGATACGTTTTTGCGGTAAATGTGAGAGTGCTGATCATTGCACGACGATTATCAAAACTACCTTCATAATCGTCGGTCATATTCACACTATCAAGAGTAATTGGAACATCTCTTTTCTCACCAATAGAACTCACAAGATTAATTGTGATACTCAAACCTGGTTGAAAATATGGGAGAATCTGTTCTAAAATCTGCAACATATCATCATTCAACTTCGTAGCAATACTCAGTTGAAAGTTAATATTGTAGGGGACAGGCATGTAAACCTTCTTGATATTACCAAGCTCACCTGTATTGCAGGTTTTGAAGGTTTGTGTGATAGATGCCTTTCTACTTGGATCATATGAGATGCCTGTCATCTCAAAAGACATACGAGGCAAAGTAATTGCAACCCTGCCTTGAAGAGATGGTTGTTGTTCAATCTTGGCCAAAAACTTCTGCATCGGGCCATAAGCCAGAGGCACTTTCATCCTGCTTTGAACATCATCATTATTGTCGGAATGACGAATTTCAATACCATTAAACAAAGTACCAAAACCAATTACGGTTTTTCTCAAAATTTCGTGATAAAAATATTGACCAAACATGATTTTTTCTAACTATTTAGAAAGTACCGAATGGATTGGTCTCTGTGAAGTCAATAATACCGTCATCAGCCTCATTTTGAATAACAACATTCTCTGCATAGTCGTCATAAAGGTCATCGTATTGAATAGAACTGATGACGTATCTTCCCGTAGATCCCATTCCTGGATGAGATGCTGTTGTTGCAGTTCCAGTTAGAACTTCACCAAGCTGGAAAGGATCCGCAATGTTTGAAATTTTAAGAATTCTCGTATCTTCATCCCATGATTTAACACGAGCTGTAGAGAGGGAAGTTTCGCCTCTAATAATTTCATTGATATAGAAATTACCAGTAGCAATACCAGAAGAAGATGGTGCTGCAATAGTAACCGTTGGTGCAATTGTGTATCCAAAACCAGCATTTGTAAATCTAATTTCTCTAATCGTTCCCCCAGTTCCTACAATTGCAACAGCTGTTGCGTTTGCTGTGGAGAGTCCTACAGGTGAGGTAGAGATAGAAACAACTGGTGCGGTGACATAATTGGAACCAGTAGTACTAATACCACCAACGATATATACTGAACCTGTAGTTCCAATACCTGCCCTGGCGGAAGCGCCTGACCCGCCAGCACCACTGAAAGTGATTATAGGTGGTTGAGTATAGCCAAATCCAGGATTAGTGATTTGAACATCTTTTACGGAGTATGTTGTTGACCCAGATCCTGCATTGGAAGTTGTGATGGCTACAGCAGTTGCATTAGCACTAGAATCGCCGTTTGGTGAAGTTGAAATAGAAACCGCAGGTGGACTTGAATACCCATATCCATCATTAATCAGAATGATTTGATTAACTGAACCATTACGAATTCCAGAAGTAACAGCTGCAGTAAGTCCAACTCCAGCAAGAGTTAATGTTGCAATATATCCTTTATCTTCTACATTATCATCAATGGCTTCAATGCTAGTATCAATAATTTCATCCTCATATTCAAAGAGTTCACATGTAAGTTGATACATGTAAAGTTTACCAAGTTGGTAGAATGGATTCTCGTGTTCTACAAACTTGATTTCAAATATACTATCCGAAAGTGGGAAGTATATTAAATCTCCTTCTTTTGGTCTGGTTGTTAATAATTCTTCCGTAGGATTAGCTGCGTAAAAAGGCGTTATAAAATCTTCGAATCTTTCTTTGGAAATAACAAGGGTGAGTTCATCAGTGGTTCTGATGCCAAACTTTGTCATCAAGTCTCCAGAACCTTGAAAACCCTCATAGTTTTGAACATAGGCTTCTATGACAAAATTATCATCAAATTTTGCAAGAACGTTCTCTTTAATAATCGTTTTTGTTCCCAAAAATTTTCTGGGCATATAATAAATTTCAACACCATACATCCTCAACTGTTCGTTGATAAGGTCTTGAACTAATCTTTGTTCTGAAGCAGAACCTTGGAGGAAAAATGGATTTAAAGCCATTAGCCGATCATATCGAGAGGTGGAACTTCATAATCAAATGTCATTCTTTGTTGGATCTCTGCGAGTTCCCTCAAAGCGTCTTCATAAATTTGACGACCATTCAATTCAATACCACCAGGTAATTTTACACCAGTATACTTACTCATATTTGCACCCCACTGTTTTTTAATAAGTGCAGTGAGATATTTCTTTAAGAAACTATCATTGTAAATTTTTTCATTTTCTGTTGGATCAAGAACACGGAAACAATCAATAACAATGTATTCATTCTTCGCAACACCTTTCCAGTCCAAATCCAAATAAAGTCTATTGCCTCTCTTATTGTATCTAACTTTCTTGTCTGGGCTAACCAAGAATTGAATGGTCTCCAGATATTCTTTAGTCATTGAGTATGTTAACATCTCAATTGAACTAAAGTTATAAACATCATTCAAGAAAATCTGATAAGAAATACTGAACATGTTTTGGGTGATGGTATTATCATCAAATTTGAAAATACCATTAATACCAATAACATGATCTGGAATTTCAATATAGTTTCTTGCCTCGGTAAATTCAGTTCTAGTTGCAAGGAAGTGTGTAGAACCAATACCAGTGCTACCAGTAAATGTAATCGCAACTCCAGCTGCAGCGTCCGTGGAGTTTCTTGCCAATCTAATCTGATTACTATTATCTACAATTGCGTTAAGTTGAACACTATCAGTAGAAATACCAAGGAAACTAGTAGTACCAACACCAGCCAAAGATGTTGTTGCAATACCAATTGAAGTTGATCCCAAACCAAAACTATAATAAACTGGAGATCCAGTTACAAGTCCGTGATTTGGAATTTGAATATTACTTGCACTAATATTTAAAACCCCAGAAGACTCTGGATTAAAAACATCCGATTTGATACCAGTGGAAGCAACTGCATTACTTCTTGCTTCATCAATATCCGACTGAGAAATTTGGTGTTTGAGATACATTCTCTCAACACCATCAAAATGTCTTTCTTGAAAATACTGAATAGCATCATCGACAAGATCATCAATCTGATCGTCATCGACGTTGATTTCCAAAACAGGCTCACCCAGCTGTCTTAGGCAATAATCGATAAGTTCTTGTCTAGTGCTAGGTTTTGCCATGAATATACAACTAGCTTCCTACTATTTAGTGGTCGATTTTCTAGTGGTTGGACTTTGTTCCCAACCAGATCCTTTTTCCTTTTCTATTTTATAAATTTCAAATTCATTTTTTAATCTGTCATATTCTTGACGAAGACTTAAAAATCTAGCCTCCGTCAAGATTACTTGCTTTTGTGATTCAATTAGTTTGTTTAGTGCGAGTTCAATGACAATATTCGCATCAATATTAGAATTGTCCACCATCGATAGTATCCGTCCATGAAGGAACGCCAGAAGCGTTCGTTGTCAAAATAAAGTTAGAAGTTTGAATACCAGCGGAAGGAGTTGCGGTAGATGTTACCTGACCACTCGAATCGAAATATGCGACTCCGTTGGTATTTGTTCCAGCTGAAAGGAACAAGGTTGCAACAGTAGAAACACCTGTTACTATAAGATTTTCAAATGTTACATCCCCAGCATCAATGCGACTGCCTGTAGCAACAATTGCTCCACCAGTCAGTGATGTGTAATTAACGGTTGTAAATGTTGCAGATGTAGAAGACGCGGCACCAATTACAGTTCCGTCAATATTACCACCATTGATATCTACAGTAGTAATTGTAGCTGCTGCGGATACTGTTACATCATCAAAGATGGCTTGACCATCAACATCGATGGTTCCACTAAAATTAACGGCATCGTTAAATGTGGAAATACCAGTTACGTTAAGACCATCAGCACTAACAACCAATCCAGCACCACCAGAAACGTTGGTGCCAGCATTTACGTCAAGTAAACCAGAGGTTGTTGTGATGCCAGAAACTATAAGATTCGTGAGTGATACATCAACAGCATCAAGACGACCACCAGTTACGATGGTGCCACCATTTAAAGTTGTAAATGTACCAACAGCAGAAGATGCAGCACCAATTGTTGTACCATCAATGTTACCACCATTAATATCTGCAGTGGCAATAGTACCAGTACCCGTTACATTTAGGGTATTGATTGTCGCAGCTGCAGAGACATTTACGTCATCAAGCTCTGCAAGACCATCAACAAAGAGATTTTGCCATTCTCTAGATGCATTACCAAGATCGAAGGATCCATCACTCTCTGGTAACCAATCCTGATTAACTTCAAAACCACCCTGAGTTAAGTTCCAGAAGATAGTCTTGTCTCCATCACTACCAGCATGAACGAAGAATCCCCCGCCATTTGCAGTAGCATTTGAAGCAGTTGAAGTTGATGCAACACCAATAGTTTTGTCCTGGACATCAAGCCTTTCGACGTTGATGATTGTTTCTGTTCCTTCAACGGTTAAATTACCAAGAACAAGAAGATTATTGGTAATGGTCATTCCACCACCAACAACAATGTCGGTAGCAAGACCAACAGTAATTGTATTATCTGAGAGTGTTGTCCTAGTTTCGTTTAGAGTCGAAGCAATAGTTAATGTCTCTGTGCGCAAATCAATCGGGTCAGTAGAAGCATAACCAGCACTGATAACAAGTGTTGATGAAATTTCTTCGAATGAAAGAGTTCCTGAACCGTTTGTGGTTAAAACCTGATTCGCTGCACCATCAGATGCAGGCATCGTGTAATCAGCGATAGTAACTGTATTGTTAAAATCGGCTGGTCCACTAAAAGTAGCGGCGCTGCCAACTACAATATCATCAAAATCAGCACCACCATCAACATCAATTCTATTGTTGAAAAGAACGTTATCTACAAATGTTGATGCACCACTTACATTAATTCCATTTGCACTTACTACTAGACCTGCACCACCAGATACATTTGCTCCACCATTAAGATCGACTGATCCAGCAAAGGTAGATGCAGCTGATACAGTAATATCATCAAAAATGGCCTGGCCGTCTACGTCAATGGTGCTCTCAAATACAACTGCAGACTGTGCGGTTATTGCACCAGCAAAAGTAGATGCTGCAGATACAGTGATATCATCGAATATAGCTTGACCATCAACGTCAAGATTTCCCAGAATTGTTGTATTGCCACTTACTGTTGCGATTCCACTGACAAGAAGATTTTCATTTATAGTTACGTCTGTGGAAAAACCAGTTCTACCATTGATAGTTATGATGTCTGTATGAGCATCACCAATGGTTACATTGCCATTAAGGTTTAGGTCTTGACCAAAAGTGGCTATACCAGTTACTGATAAATTTCCAGTAACAGTATCAACGAAATCTGTTCTTTGAGCAGTACTGATACCAAGAACATTCCATCCATCAATTTGGCCCTGTGCATCAACAATAGCTACCGATGAATTAATAAGTTGCCCATGGACGTGATCCATGAGTTTGTATGTGTATTCACCACCCAGTTCTACAGGGTTACCAGAGGAGTTACCAACGAAAAGGCGACCAGCTTTATTTGCAGACGTTCCTGGTGTAGCGTCTTCAACTGTTACCGCAAGCTCTCCATACTCAAGAGAACTAGGAGCAGTCGCACCAGTAGATCTAAAGATCCTAATCTTACTGGCCATTAGAATGTGCCTCCGTTAACGTCTAAATTCTTTGTATTGGTTGGGCTTAATGTAGTTGTAGCCACCCATAACGAAGTATTTGAATCATAAACTAAAACGGCGCCATTTGCGACTGCACTGACATCAGTGTCACTTAAACCACCTATAGTACCACCAGTAGCACCAGTTGCTGTGGTTGCAACTTTAATGCCACGTTGTTGACCTATTCGAACTGTAATGTCAGGCATTTAAACTACTCCTTGGTTGCACTTTCCCTAACTAAGACAGATCCTTCTACAACACGTTCTTTTAATCCATTAGAATCGGTTAGAATGAGATCCCAGATATAACGACCTGGTTTTATCCTTTTGGTGATGTCATCACTTAAAGTAAGTTTGACTACACCATTTACTCTGTCTTGGAATGTTACCGTAAAACTATAAGAATTACGGCTGGAAGCGTGTTTACGAAGTTGTGCAGCTCCTGTATAGTCTGTTAAATCTGATGCGGCATTGGTTGAACCGTTTTCAAGATTTAATGTCTGTGTAAAATCGACACCTTGATCGACCACCAAATTTACAACATATACAGCCATTCTTTAGATTTAAGTTCGTCTATGTATATTTATAATTAGAGTTTATCAACCAATTTTTGTAAAAGGGACTTAATTTCACCAACTTCATTTTCTAATTTATCTAGTCTTTCTTTTTCTTTCAATTTTTGTTCTCTAATTTGAATATAATTCTGATATGCAGCCGTATCATTATTGATAACTGCGTTAGATTCCAGGTCTCGAATGAGACCTGGATGACCTTCAACTTTCTTGTAATCCATTATGCAAAAGCGATTGCTCTAAAATCTCTGATTCTAGGTGCGTAGGCTTGATTTGTGCCCGTCATGATGACTTTAATTTCAAATCCTACAAACTCAGGGAGATTACTTGCAGTAAACTGATAATCTCTAAAATTATCTGGATTGTTAGATTGTGGTACAAATCTATCAGGTTTTCCATTATTCAGTTTTGGATCAATAATCTGATCACCAAATCCATCACCAGTTGTATCTGTCATGTTGTCATATCCAGGGAACAATTCATATGTGGACTCTTGTGAAAGAGTATCGGATCTTACAAGACGATAAAGAACTCTGAAATCATTAGAAGAATGTCTATAGGCAGAGAACTTCACTTGTAAGAAGGTCGCTGGATTTTCAAGATTGACTCTCTTAGTAATGTAAACTGCGGCATTTGGATCGCCGAATCTTTCATTTACTCTAGAATCATCTGGATAGTTGGTAACTCTCTGATCAAGTCTATTGGTTGTGGTTAGAACAGCCAATCTATCAGTGTCGATTACAGGAGAAACATTCTGATCCTGTGAGGAAAGAACCAACTCCATAGTAAATGATTTATTACCAGGCAAATTACTCAATTGATTTTGTTCGTTTATCTTCGATGCAACAACTCTTGGAGTTTCAAGATAGTTTGTTCCATTCAATGATACAGATTCAAATCCTTGATCCTGGAAGGATACTTCAGATCCACTTACACTTGTTCCCGAAACAGTTCTAACTCTTCCAGAAAGTGAAGTATCTCTTGGGCTTAAGAATTCAACCAGAGGAGTTACAGCTTCGAATTGAATGTTTTGTGTTGCTTTTGCTTTTGTTCCACCAGTTGTTTCAGTATCGGAAATCTTAAGAGTTGGGAAACTATTAGTTCCATCTCTTACTGTGCCAACACCAGAAGAAGTCGTGTCAACCTTCAGGTAGTAACTATCAAGAGTTATTTCATTTGAGTTATTAACATTGGCAAATGAATGTGTCTTGTTAATTCTTCTCAAAGAAATGCCAGAGATTTCATATTTCTGAACAATATCACCAACGTTATGAGTCTGTGCTATTGTATTATCAATTGATCTGGTAATACCAGTGAGTTTTTGTGGTGTTGATCCTGCATTAACCCCAGTATATGAAAGAATTTCACTATTAATCTTGACATATCCTGGATTGGTTGATGAAACACCAATATTTTCAAAACTTGAGAATACTGATATTGATCCAACATCAAGATCAATAGTAGATGTATTCGAGTATTGAGAAGAAACTGTTGTGGTTGTGGTTACACCAGTTACACCATTAATGGTGACCCTGTTGTTTCTGGAGTGCATACCATGATTTCTATGATTGACCTTAAAGTGCAATCCATCTTTGTAAGTAGCCGTATTATTAATTGTAGATGGCTGAGAACCTGGTAGAGTTGATGCAACACCAACTGCATTAATTGTCATCAATTCTGTTGTTGTATTAAATTCACCCTGAACTCTGTCAAGAATAATGCTGTTTGTTGCAGAAACAATACCAACATTAAATCTGGTATTAGCCCCAGTCTCACCAATATCACAACCAAGAATATCACCGACAGCATATCCAGAACCACCACTAGTTACCGTTACAACACCGATTGAACCACTGACAACCTGAATATTTGCAACTGCACCAGAACCATTACCAGTAATTGATGTTAAAGCAACACCAGTGTAAGTAAAGTCAGATGCAGATGGTGTCAAACCAGTACCAACTCTGTTAGTTGTGATTCCACCAGCTTCAGTTGCAGAGGTATTGATCTTAATTGCACCCAGAGATTTAACAAGATTACCCTCTGCACTTGTATTACCAACTTGAGTAAACTTAGATCCAACAAAGAAGTCTCTAGTTGCAACTGTGCTTCCAAAACCAACTTTAATTTCGTGTGAATAGAACTCAAGTGGTTGAGGTCTGAGTTGTGGGAATTCAAACTTACCAACACCTAACTCTGGGTTATAAAGTTTCAAAGTAGCTGGACCAGGAACAAAGGCACACTTATAAAGAGTAAACTTAAGGTCTTCAAGTTGACTTGGATCCCATGTTGAACCATTTTGTGACTTAAACAACGAACCCATATATGGTTGTTGTGAAACAATTACTCTTTCACTCTCTGGGAGATTTGCACTAGACAGATCTTCCTCACCCATTCTAGAGATAAACACTCTGTAATTGTTAGAGGCTGAGAGTAGAACAAGAGCATATTCTTTCTTACCAGCAAGATAGACTGGTGATGGGAAAGTAAATCTTGTAGCTACTGTTCCATCTTCAGAGGTATTAACCTGAGATGGTTCATAAACAACCTCAGCAAAAGGAAGAATGGTATTTGTTGGTAAACCAGTCTGCATCGTTCTGATTTGCAGAGTCACTGGAATCGCAGTGTCCTTTGTTTGGAAGAAAACGTCACATCCAGAAACAAATACGCCGTTATCTTCAACAACCTCGAACGATTCGGCAAGTGGATCATACCACTGGTTTTGTGCAACTGTTCTTTCTTCAAAAGCTTGTGTTTGAATAGTTCTTGTAACTGTTTGATTAGTTACAGTGCTGTCGGTAACCGTCTCCCTCTGAACATCAACGTTTCTAATTCCAATAACATCAGTTTGAGTCGTGTCAAGAACACCTTCTGCAAAGAAGGAAACTTCTGCAGTAGAAGGATTATCAGCTGGACTGAGTGAGTTAACTGGGCTACTAGTACATCTGAACGTCTTTGTTCCTGTAGTGAATTGTGGAACAGTTGGTAAAGTCGAATTTGGAATAAAAAGACTTCCGATCAAAGCACCCTTCTCATCACTAATTAGTCTCAAATCAGTGACTGTAGCTTCTGCACCACTTGTTTGACCAACAAGTTTCATATTCTTTGCAACATAACCAGTGAAGGTTCCCAGAACCTCTTGTTGGAGAGAAGCAGTATCTACGTTAAGAACACTACTTGTGGCGGAGTATACAGAACTCAACCCAACAGTATCGGAGTATGGATTAACATCATAAATGATTGTTGGTGAGTCATATGCGCCATACTTATGATTTGGTTGAGCAACTCTAAATGTAATTTCTGGATTTACACCATCGGTTGATGATGTAACAGTTCCTTTCACGGTTTCTCCAATCTGGAAAACACCTTGAGTCATTGAAATCTCAAGAAGTTTTGGAGTGGAGTACTGGGTTACATCTTGATCTTCAAAGAAGATATAGAATCTAGTTCTTGGCTTAATTCTGTTAATGACAAACTCAATATTTCTTGATCTGACATAAGGAATCAGTTCCTTACTGATCAATCTGGTTCCTAATGATTGGGTATCAATTCTTTCATTAACTTGGAGTTGTACTCCACTTCTAGTCAATCCCCTATCAACAGAAATAACAGCTTCATTGTTGACGAGGAAGTTGTCCTGCATCGTCGTAGATCTAGTTCTTGAAACAAGACCAGCACTTTCGGTTGGAAGTTGTTGTCCGCCCGCAGTCCATCCTCTAGCCCAACCACTTTGACTTACAACTTCACTTGATTGAAGTTCTCTAGAAAGTTCTGTTGAACTTACATCAA